ATTGGCATCGACTTAGTTTATTATCCTCGACTAATTGTTTTAGATTGGAACACCCTATCTTCTTGACCGCCTTTGTGGTTCTGACCCCCATCTGAGCCTTACCCCCTGAGAATCCACCACCTAGAACCTGTCCAGCGCGCCCACGCATGGATGCCATAATTAAATTATCATACTCCATATCATATTGTAATGCGTTTGCAACCTGTTCTCCGATATCATTTACTTCTACCAAAACAAACGCTTCGTTATAAGCCTTTGCGACATCGTATATCTTACTAGGGAAGATAAGAGGTTTTATCTCATTATCCCTGTACTTCGCAACAATTCGATACGGAACTTCCGATACATCAAATACCACAAACGCAGAGTAGTCATTAGATGTCCCTCTCGATACGTCAGCTGTCAACAAATACGTCCGTCCCTTCTGCGGTGACTCATACACATCTAATCCTTTGTGTGAAGTTTCTGGGTCAAGGTATGCAAGTGTTTTTAGTTTGTACGGTGCAATCAATGTATCAATCGAACCAAGAAACTCACACTCAAACTCTGTGTTGAACTGCGACTGTGATGTATTCTTGATCGTTTCTTTTTTCCATTCCTCATCACGGCCTGGCACTTCACTCCAATGCACCTCAATCGGAACGTATGTGTTTCTTTCGTTCTCTGCGTCTGTCCAGAGTTTATAGAACATATTCATACCATGCGGTGTGGATACAATCATTACCTTTGTTGTTTTACCAGATGATATTGTAGGATATACCGAACTAAAAAACTGCTCTGCAACATTTGATGGAACATATGCAAACTCGTCTAGGAATATAATATTGTATGAACCACCACGAACTGCACTTGCAGATGTAGACGATGCAAGTATCTTAGAACCGTTTTCCAGTTCTAAACTTCCCTTGTTCCACGACATCACTCCCTGTTGCAACCACTTAGGAAGGTGTTCATATGCGAGTTGTAACCGTCCTAACAAGTCCCTAGCGGTCGCTGCTTTGTTTGCAAGTATCGCAACATTAACATTGCCATTGAATAAGACATAGTGCAAAAGATACGCAATAATTGTTGTGGATTTACCAGACTGTCTTGGAAGTTTGCAGATTGTAAAACGGTTTTTATGAAACGTACCCACCATTTCTTTTTGAAAATTATATAGTTTAAAAGGCACTAGTCCCTCATCAAGAGAAACAATTCGTATGTAGTTTTCGATAAAGTACAGAGGGTTATCCATGCACTTTGTATATTCTGTAACTTGTTCCTCTGTCCACTCGACAGATACATTGGCTTTCTTTAGGTTAGGATTACCTAGATAGTTATTTCCATTCTGGAGCATTTTTAAACTCTCTATTTTTTATCCTTCAATACTTTTTGTAACTCTGCGGTTGAACCAACAAACAGTGCGTTGGTTACATTTTTCGGTGCGGTGTTGGGAACTTCTTTTAGTCGTTTCATCTTTTCTTGCAAGTCTCCAAGTTTCTCTGTGACCTCTGCAACCTGTTTGATAAGATTACCAGCTACCTCGTAGGTTCTGGGGTGGTCTGACTCTCTTGCAATCTCCAGAATACCCTCGATTGCATCTGACCCCCTTTCAATCAGATTGTAAAAGTTCTCTCGTTGATACTTGTAGTCTGCATCAAGATCTTCCAGATTGTCTGACGGTCTTGGAACAACTGTCTTGTGACTTGCAATTGATAACTCTTTTTCAACAGGGTCGATAACGCCAAGAGCTTCATCAATAATATTCGCAACTTCTTTCATTATGTATACACCACTACTGTTATCCGTTTCATCCTCTCCAGTAACAGGATTGAAATCTTTTGCATCTTGAAAAAAAGATGTTGTTTCGTTAAATCCAAAATCATCATCTGCGTCTGATGTTGTTGGATTGGGGGTTGCAGTATATCTTTGTTCCCTCTTAGGTGCAGCTGATGGTAAATCAGAATATTGATCAACTTGAACAGATTTGATAACACTTTGCGATGTAACAGGCCCATACAAATAAAACTTAGATGTAAAACTAAGTGTGTATATGATTGCTCGTCTTTCTGCCATCTCTCCACGATAGTTATCTTCGTAACTAACACTGTTCAATACAATCGGAACATCCCTCTTGATTCCCATATCCGTCATATCTTTAATTGTCAAAGTGTAATCAGGTTGGAAGTATGGAAGTATTTGCTCAACAATCTGAAGTGCGTCATCAGACTGTTTGGCCATTGCGTACAACTCGATATCCAAGTTGTAAGGAACAGGCATATACTGCGAATCCAACTTACCAGAGTTATCTGCACTGGACTTGACCTTTCTAAACTTCTGTACACGATTTAATTTTCGCGTTGTATCATAAGCTAAGTTTTGAATTTCAAATCCTAGTCTTGGTAGAGTAATTGCAGCCTTACTGTCTAGACTTGGATCTTGGTCTAGTCTTTGTAACCACTTTTGTCTTGGCCCATACGCAAGAGGAACTTTCATCGTCTGTACGATAGTTCCACTATTGTTTTTGCGAACCAAGTGTATATTGTTAAATAGTGTACCAAATGCAACAATTACATTTCGCATTGTTTCATGGTAAAATTGTTGTCCTAACATTATGTGCCTCCAGCATCTCCAAACGGATTACTCTCTGAAAAGTCTAAAACATTATCGTCCAGAGAATCGAATAATTCATTTTGTGCAGTTTTATCTTGTGAACCAGCACTGGTATAATCACCAGTGACAACATCTTCTTGTATCAAGTAAGATGCATCTTCAGTATCCGAACCACCACCTTCGAGAAGTATGCTCTCACCAACAGAAGTAGAATCATCTTCCATAACTACATTGTCATTTGCGTTGGTAGACGAACCATCTGTTCCGTCTAACAATAACAAACCTTGTTCATTTGCAGAATGGAATATTCTGATATCTTCGTTAACCGCACTTGATTGTTCCAAAGTAAATTGATGCTCAAGTGCGTCTTGTTGTAAGTCATCCTCAATTTCATCAATCGCAGTAATACCTGTACCAATTTCTTCGTGACTGTATTCGTATTGTTTGCATCTCAACTTGTATACAGGATTGTTGTCGAGCTGATAAAACGGATCATCATGGTCAACAAAACTAACCTCAAACATTCTGGAAAGTGTCGGGTGATAAACTAAATCGCCTTCCTGTGGTCTGTCTGCGTCTGTTGTTGCAGTATCAGTCAATAGATAAAACTCTGTACCACTTTCCTCTGAGAGAATAAAAGATGTATCATCATTCTCCTGTATAATTTGATCTCCAGCATTTGTACTTGAACTGTCCGTTCCATTTAATTCTATAAAACTTTTTGTCGGTGTATCTAATACCGCAGACAAAGAAGATCTTGGTATTGAACCAGCCTCAAGTAAAACAGAACCACCAGTTGTACCTGTTCCGTCTTCAAGGGTAATCTGACTGTCCATCTGTTGAAATCTTTGTTTGGATACAACAAAAGTAATTTCGTTTCTATTCTCCAAACCAAACTGCGACATAATTTCTTTCTCACCTTGAAACCCACCCTCTGCATCCTCAATGTACATTTCAATTGGGTGTTGCGTAGTGAACTTGGAAAGTGAATCTTCACCTAGCAGGCTATCTATTGCAACGGTTGTTCTATCCACATAGTAAACATCGTGACCATAAATCTGTATGGCCTCTTTAATCAAATCACGATACAGATTTTGTTCTACCGTAAGTGCAGATACATTATTAGTATGGAAGGCTCTATTAACTGCCATGTTATCCTACCATATAATCTATTGGGGTTTCAAATGCAAGTTGTATCTGTTCCTCTAGTCGTTGTATTTCTTCCTGTGCTTGCGAGAATATATCTGCACCGTTCATGGTTACTCCACCCAACATTTGCACACCGTTAAACTTGGAAAGGTTTGCACCCCACTGTTTTTTTATTAGTGCGGTTGCATATCGTTTTAGATATATGTCATCATAAATGTCTGTGTATGAGTCTGGGTCTAATTTACGATAGCACTCTATGATAATGAAGTCATCTGCGTTCACATCATTTGTCCAATCCATATCTAGGTACAAACGGTTTTGATGCTGATTAAATCGTATAGGTACTTCCCCTGTCAATATGTGCGAGAGATAATCAATGTGTTGCATTGTCATCTGATAATGAATGATTGACGTAGAAGAAAAATCATATAGGTCATTCAATCTTAGTTGATACCGAATGTCAAACATATTGTTTGTTGAAGAGTCATCGAAAGGAAATACTTGTGTTACTGATACCACAGCATCGGGAACTGGTATAAATCCTTTTCCTTCTAACCAATCTGCTTTGACTGTGTTATCTACTTTGTCGGTTGCGGTTGCAGTATCGTTGGTTGCAGCTCTATCAATCTCTGCCTGTGTAATCTTATGTTTAAGATACATTCTTTCAACACCATCATAATGATACTGTATGAAATACTGAAGTGCTTCATCTACGCGGTCATCCACTTGGTCATCAGATACATTAATGTCGATAACACCGAAACCCAAGTTTCTAAGACAGTAATCTTTTAATGTTGCTTTTGTGGTTGGTATTGCCATAATTAGTACCCTTTTTTACTATTTAGGTTATTATAGTCTTATGAATCTGCAGCTGCAATTAAAATTGTTCCAGCATCAGACAGTTTTTTAATGATTGCATATTGTGAATTTCCTTCATCAATAGGGACTGCATATTTGACACCATCAATTGTCATTGTAATACTGTCTTTGTCGTTTGTTCCATACACGTTAACATATTTAAACGTGCCTGTTTTTATTTTTGATTCATTCATAGTTATAACTCCGCGTCTGCTGTAGAACCATTACCCCAAACCGCATAACTTCCTGCTGAATTATATACTCCGCCAGAAAGCACATTAATTTGTTGTTGCGTACCTGTATGACCTGTCATAGTGGGAGCAGTTCTCATAGGTACAATAAATTGCCAATTTGAATAATTAAAGCCACTTCCTGTTACACTTGACCCATATAATGCTGCACTACTCGCTGCTCTCTGCAAATAATACCTTGCACACCTTAAAAAATTTTCACCATAGGTTTCTTGTTGGAAAGCACTTGCTGTTTCGCCCAATTCCAATTGTATTCCAGTGATATGAAAGTTGTTGTTTGTGTTATCAAACGCATCAACTTGGCCTGTAAATCTATCAGGATTGTTGTTACTTTCCCA